ATTCAGTATTGACATAACGTTAATTAGGCCTTATTGTAGCTACTCATTCATACACATATAGGTACATACATGACTTCATTAACTAACAATCAATCTTCGGCTCTTGCTGTGTTCCATAGCGCAATAGAAACCAACTCTGACTTTGAATGGGGTGACTACTTTTATATGGACGACCTACTGGATATGCTTACCGATAACGGTTGGGAGCGTAAAGCCGCAGAGGGAACAGTCGGCAGTCTACTGGATTCAACGGGCGCAGACGTTCAGGCTTTCGATGAAGTAGAGAACCCAGACAAAAATGATAGCCTTGAGATGCTTTATGTTGTACACCACGACCACAACTGGGGTGAATAGTAGCTTTATAGAGCCACTTTTCGAGGTGGCTTTATTAAACCAACTAACCAATAGAGAGAGAGATAACCATGACAAACTTAATAGGCGTTGAAGATATAACCAAATACAGTGACCAAGAGTTGAGGTTGCGAGTGTTAAATGACCAATACTTTTATGATCTGATGAAAAATAGAGACTGGCTATATACAGAGGTAGCAGACCAATTCATATACAGCGATCAACAGTTTGCGGAATTAGAAAAAGCCGTTGACGAAATACACGAAAGAGTCTGGCCGCAACCGATACATGTAGGCGGTGGCTTGTACGTTTCCTAGTAGCTTTAACTAATGAGCATTCGATAAGAGTGCTTATTCTTAAACCAACTAAAACCAACAGAGAGAGTATAAAAATGATAGCTAATAAATGTTATATAAGCCCCAAACTCGAAGAGCAATTCGGTTATTCAGTTTACAGAGTAGATAATGATGTAAATGGGAATCCACGTTATGTTATAAAGCATGGAGCTTTTGGAGAGACTTACAGCGAAGCAAAAAAGGTCGCCAATAGCTTAGGCTTTAAAGTTTACCGCGCAAGGTGGTTCGGTGGTGGTTTTGTCGGTTCTTCTTATAATCTTGAGAATACTATCGAGCAAATAATCGACGTTCGCAGTGAGGTGACAGCATGAAAATCGACACATTAGAAAAACTAGAGATATTAATGTTTGGCCTAAATGCTGGGCGAGGTTTGGAAATTCAAATAGAATCTGGAGCAGAAGGCGCTTTGTTCTTAGGTGACTTTGACGGTTTAGGTTTCCGTATCGATAGTGGCGGCAAAATAAAAGAGTGGATAAACACAGGTCAAGAACGCGACTTGTGGATTCTGGAAGGTTGTCTTTCTAGCTCTATAAAAGAAGCTAAAGACTGGTTTAAACACATACAAGAAATGAACGAGGTGACAGTATGAGCAACCATGAACAGTTAGGCGATCAATTACAGGCGTTTTACTTAGATTATGTTAATAACTACCTAACAGTAGCTAGAATAGCAGAGCATAACGGTTTAACGGAACACCACGCGGCCACATTGGTTGATATGGGGCGCAAAATCCACAACATCCGCGTTGATGCGTGGAACTACTGCCAAAATGAGGTGACACAATGAGAATCAGTAACAACAGACTAGCCGCAGAGAATAGAGCCAAACGCTATTTAAACAGCAAACAAGCAGAAAGGCAGAATATGGAGCGTAAAAAAATGGACAATTTCATGTGTTTCTTTTCAGGTTTGGCCATAGCATTTATTATTGGTTGCGGCTATGAAATTTATATTATGGGGGCGTTGTAATGTATACGGAAACATGCCCAGATTGCTTAGGCGTTGGCACTATTACCCATCGCAAAATGTTAAGCGTTCATATGGAGACGGTAAACTGTGGAAAGTGTAAAGGCAAAAAGGTTATTAAATACAAGACAAGCTTAGAAAGTAGGGAATATCATCGCAAAAAAAAGCAAAGCAAAAGGGTAACTACTCCGGTACGTTGGACACCACCCGAAAAAATACCAGAAGAATATACACTCTAAATCCCTGCCATTTGCCCCAATCATTGGGGCTTTTTTATGCCTGTTACTTTCCTGTTAGTATCCTGCCATTTCAGCCTTGAAGGTTTGCCGCTCTAACTCCCCATATTCTTTATGATGAGTTACGCATGTCATTGTTCGCCCTGCTCCGTAGCCTTTTCCTGCATGGTAAGCATCCGTGGCACATAATACGCCCCATTGCTCCATAATCATGCCGCCACGCTCTTCTACCGTCTTATGATGCAAGTGTGCAGTGTAACCATAGACAAACGGACATTCGCCCCATTCTTTTCGATAATCCCTAGTCGCTACTTCGTACATCTTTTGTGCGTTGATACCGTCGCCATGATGCGTCAATATAAAAGTCTTGCCCCATACGAACGGGATAAATTTCTTTTGGTTACAGAGAACAGTTATTCGTGGCTCATTGTGAAAGTAAGCCGTCATAATTTGATTCATAAACAGGGAAGCGTTTTTATCATGATTACCCTGCACGTTTATCACGTAAACATGGGCGTGTTTTTCAAGTAATCGCGTTATCATTCTATGCATGAGTTTAGCCGCATGCTCGATAGTCCTGCCATACCTGCCATCGGTATCTTGTGGCGTTCCTGCGGTCGTTAGTCCAGAAACAGAATCGGTATGCAAAAAATCACCCATGTTTAAGAACAATCCAGATTCAGCATTGGGCGATCTTTTAATCAGGGATTCAAAACTTTGCTCCAGTAGGTTTTCTGCTATGTTCACATCATAGTTATGACCAGTCTCAGTTTTATAACTGTACATACCTAAGTGGTGGTCGCCTATGGCATAGACATTTAAACGATCTTGAATACTTGTAATTGGTGCGGTGACAGGCTTGTAAACATTTTTCACGCTATCAATCAGGCCATTGGTGAAGTCTTGTAGTCGTTCCTCTAGCGCACTATCCTTGTCCCTTTCCTGCCTTACATACTGCCCTGCTAGGTTGCCGTCTTTATCGTACCGACTAGTGACAAATTTGGCACTGAAACCTTCCATCGTTTGATGGTCAACGTCCCGATGGGGAGCGACTGCATTTAATGAGGCTTTATTTTCTAGTTTCTTAAGGGATTCGCGCAAGGTAGACGGGTCGATATTCAAAGCCCTAGCCGCGCCTTTAATAGTTCCATGCTCAATTAAGGCTTTAACATTCCTTGTTTGCTTTTCAGTATCACAATATGACAACAACATTTCAGGATTAATGTGCATATTAACTCCGTTACATTCTTAAATCATCCTTAGCAATTACCATTAAACCAAAAACTGCTAAAAATATATAGCAAGTAACCATTTGCGACCTCCTTAGTGTGTGAAGCCGCATTATACTTGCCTGTTAAGCCCTTTTGTAATGACTTTTATCTATAAGCCATATACCAAAAAGTTATTTACTCCACGTTTCTAGTCGCTCAATTTCAGCTTCTATGTAAAACTTGATTTTCTTTGCATCCCTTAACTGGTCACTATGCGAGGCAATGCCGTAACGGTAGCATGACCGGAATATCTCCCCCATTTGAGAATTCATATTCTTATAAGAGATCAGGTGTTGTAGTTCACTAGCGTCATCAGGCAATTCATAATAGCTTGCCGTACTTCCATCGCTGACATTGTCAATAGAATCGTGCGCTTCTTGCATTTCATTGTCGATAGATGATTCAAGTGCAGGCGTTGCTTTCTGCAACATTTCCCATTCTTTTTCAGTCACTTTATTTTGCATGGCTTGTCTCCTTTAATTAATAGCGCGTTTCGGCCACCACACGCGCCACATGGTCAGATTGTTACAGCCATTGCTTGCTAAAGGCAATTTTTAAAACGGTATTCATCAGAAGGGAATGTCTTCGTCTATAACAGCTTTGCTTTGTGGTGCAGATTGTGGTGCAGATTGTGCGCCATCTGTGAAAAACACCTTAACATTACCCAAGATTGGAGTCTGTACACCCTGCTCGCGCTCTTCTTTGTCCACACTTTGGCTGATAAAACCGTTGTTTTCGTACTGATCTTGCTGATCTGTGTCTACAAACGTAGTTAGATCAAGGTAAGTACCCTTTGCCCCTGCATACAGGCGAGCTTTGTCGATCTTTGTAACGTCAATTCGTACTGATAAACCTATTTTCATGCTAATTTCTCCGTTTCGTTGATAATAATTGTAACAGCTTTGTCTATTTCAGCCGCTAGTTTTTCAATATACTCTTCATCGCGCTCAACCCTGATTATTAAGTGATGGGGCTTTTTGTCAGAATACGCCATTAAATCCCACCACTTAGCTCCAGTAATCATCATACAGCCCATGACTTGTTGCTTGTACTTAGTAACAAAGGACTTATTGTCTCTATGATAGCCTACCATGTTAGCAGGACACTTCACCTCTAGTCCACCTTCAAAAATTCCATCATTGTCTTTAATAAGACCATCCGGTGAACACCCAAACTCTTCAGAATCGTCTAGGATAAAACCGTATTCTGTTACTTTTTGGTCAGTTAAAAATTCATAATATTCACGCGCTTCAGGCTCTAGCCTTGTTCCCCTTTCCATATGCTCATTAACGTATACAGGAGCGCGAACACCATTTAATCTTTCATCCACCAACTCATCAATATACTTACTAGCAGAAGTGCTTGGCTTTCCTGTAGATGTTATCAGCTTGTTAAACATGGAAGCGGATGGTCTGCCCAATCTAGCGGCAAACCACTCGTCACTTCCCTGCTCATGGTCTAAGATAATCACTTGTTAGCCTTTGCCTTTAGCGCACTAACTGCCTTAGAGTAGTGAACCGCTAACATTAAATCGACAGAGGTAGTTTTGAAATGCTGTAAAAATACTTTAACATCTACACCATGATCCGCTAGTAGTCCCTTAATCTCTTCAGCCTGATCTGCCGACACTACAGCGGTTTTGCTCTGATTATTGCGTATCATTGCCGACTCTGCATCGTCATCTGCCGTTGGAATCCCTGCAATAGACTGCAAAGCATACCGTCTTGCGTAAGTTATTGCGCTTCCTGCCGATTGTGGATCAGCTTTAGTAGTGGGTAGCGTATAAGAATGCTCTAAATATTCACCAGATTCGTGCATCAGCATAGTTACTACGCCTATCCTACCCTCGTCATTAGTTGGGAATTGCGTGTAAGAAAGCCCATTGTTTGCAAAAGGCTCTTTAATTGCCTTAATTACAGACGTTAAATCGGCATAATCAGATTTAAAGAATGGGTTTTTACTCTCTTTAACCGCACCGCCCATCTCTTCCTGCGCTTTACATAAAGCAGAAGCTAGATTTTTAATTGATTCACTTGATTTCATATTAATATCTCCTTTGATTGGTTCTGTTCTAGCACATATCTTGCACCGTAGCCTATATAGTATGCTTCTGACTCGTCCTCTCTGACAGTTTCGCCACGTTGACAGTCATAGTTACCACGATCAAGGTCATTTAAAAACTCAATATCGCTTCTCATTTTCTACCCCACATTTCTTGCCAACGGTTTAGAATTGCTTGCACTTGTCTTTCTTTTTTATCGTAAGCTAACTTATCTTCCATCGTAAACTGTGATTCGCGATAAACCGGTGGCATTTCATACGACTCTAAATCACTAGGGTCTTTGCCAGTTATCTTACTTATAAAGTTATTAAAATAATCTTCTGGATGTTGTATCGGGTGGTCTTTCATTTTTATTATCCTCTGTTGTTGTAGTTTTATTCTATAACTATTATTAATGCCTTGTCAAACACTTGTTGACTATCTAACTAAATTAAATTAAAGTTCACTTTCACTTACAAGGAAATCACTATGGATATCAAAAGATCAATCGAACATTTCATGTATGAACTACGCTTGAACCAGAATCAGCTTGCTATTAAAGCAGGGATGGACGTTTCTACCCTTAGCCTTATTAGAAATCAGCGCAGATCACCTAACTTGGACTCATTAAATAAGCTCGCTACTGCTTGTGAAGTTAAAGTAAGCGAATTTATCGCGGCTGGTGAGTAATGAATAAAGGATACTACGCAATTATTCCTGCCGATGTACGTTATGACGTACGTTTAACGCCTAATGCCAAACTTTTGTATGGTGAGATCACCGCTTTATGCAATGAGAAAGGGTTTTGTTGGGCAATGAATGGTTACTTTGCAGATTTATACTCAGTAAGCAAGGTGTCAGTTAGTAAATGGGTTGGTAGCTTGCGTGATTGCGGGTATATAGAGTGCGAAGTGCAGTACAAAGAAGGTACTAAACAGATAACTAATCGCCACATAAAACTCTCTACCCCTATTAAAGAAATCTTGGGTACCCCCATAAAGAAATCTTTAATACCCTCACAAAGAAAAGTTAAAGACCCTATTAAAGAAAAGTTTAAAGATAATACTACAGTTAATAATACAGTTAATAATACAATTAATATGGGGGAAACAAGTTCCCCAAAAAAAGAAATCAAACCTAAAGGTAAGCATTTTGTTGAGCCTACACTGGATGATGTTATTGATTACTGCAATTTAAATTCGTATCAGTGTGAACCTAAAGCCTTTGTTGACCACCATTCAGCAAGAGGTTGGGTCTTAAGCAATGGAAAGAAAATGGTCAAGTGGCAGTCAGCGCTGTCAACTTGGGAGCGTAATCACAAAAAATATGAGGCAAAAAATGGACTTAAACAAAATAACGTCAATAAAAGATCTGAATACGCTAGTAACATCAGGGACTACAACAAGGCAATGCGCGACTTTTAGTGATAATGACAAAGATACGATAAATTATTTTTTTATGCGATTACAAAATGTTTACGGAACTGTAAAGATTCAAACCCAATGGCCTGATGTTGAAGATTTAAAAATGGCAAGGCGAGAATTTGGAAAGGTTATTGCTAAATTTGACAGGGAAAAGATTGATAATGCTTTTGATCTGGTACACAAAGAAAGAAGATCAGGTAACAAGCGTTTTGATTGGCCTGACATTGACGCTATTATTGGCTTGTTAACCAATGAAGGGGTGTTTACTGGGTCTGCTGGCATGTTGGCGCACAAGATATATGAGCCAGAAAATTTGTTAGCGCATGGAACGAAGCAAGAGAGAAAGGAAATAGCTTTAGACGAGCTATCAAAATTAAAAGATATGTTTAAATAAGGAAATACAAAATGACAAGTGATAGAAGAACAATATTAATTGAGTACAGAGGCACAAACCCTAAGTTAGTTTCTGGTCATATTTATAATAGAAACCACATAGCAAAAGCGTTCGGCATATCACGATCAACGGTTGCTAACAAGCTCAAAGGCAAGACAATAATGGTCGATAATGACTTGATTTTATTGCAACCACAAAAATACCACAAAAAATCAGTGCCGGAAAAGTTAATGACTTATATGGGCGAAGAAACAAATGGGTTTAAGACTTATAAAAAATACACGTACAAAGAAATATCAGCATTGTCTGGAATTAAAATCAATAATTTAAACAAACGTATTGGAACTGATCTTGTTTTTGGTGCAAAACAAATAAGAAGCAAAGCTGTTAACCAATTAGTAAAAACAGACGGACACCGCGTAACTCAATTTGACTCTTACGCAGAAGTAATCAGCGCCAATTGGCTAAAGAGGAGTATTTTAAATGCCTGAAGGTTATACAGTAAACAGTGACTCGCGTTTGGAAAGCTATGTTAAGTTTGCAACTGAACTATACGAGAAAAAGAAGTACGTTACGTTCAATTACAAGTTAGGCAAGCCAAGAACCATAAAACAAAATGACGCTATCTGGGCTTTCTGTAAAGACATAGCAAACAAGTGCAACAATGCAGGGTTTGAAATGCAAACGACTAGCCCACTGTTAAAGAATCCAATAGAAACTCCGTGGACTTCTCGCAGTGTTATGGATAAATTGTGGATGGCAGTACAAAAAGCAATGTATCCTAACAAACCAGAAAGCAGTAGCGAGTTAGATACTTGGGAAGTAGCACCTGTAGCTGAAACTTTAACAAGACATTTAGGTGAGACTCATGGCATTGGTGTATTGTTTGCCAAGCAAGCTATGGACAAGGGTGTCTAGGATGCTGTTTAAAGGCATTCTAAGGGCTATTTCAGAGCGTTTAACGAAAATTATGATATACCCTACATGGTATGGTAAAATAAAAAATAATGGAGGTTTAAATGTTGTTTTTCCCAACACAAAAACAAGACGCTGAAGCTAGGCAAGAATCATCTGGGTCAGCATTTAATAGTAAAACCATTCTTAAAAGTGGAACTGGTCAATATGTGGGTAATTTAGCTGAAATAATTTTTCGAGATTATTTAAATGAATTGATGTTAGAGCATGATTATACAGCAAAGACTTCTTATCATTATGACTTTAAGGTTGGTGATGCAACGTTAGATATTAAAGCCAAACAAAGAACTGTTAAATGTCAGCGTGATTATGATACTCATGTCGCCTTGTACCAAAAGAAAAGTCCCTGCCATTACTATGTGTTTAGTAGTGTGCTAATCCCAAAAGGGGAAACGCAAGCAAAGAGTGTCGAGTTTATGGGCTGGCACAGAAAAAAAGATTATTGGGACGAATGCGAAATAAAGCTAAAAGGACAAAATAGTAATGGTTTAAATGAACGTGAAGATGTAGGCAAAATGAAGTACCACCAAATGCTACCTATGTCTGATCTTTTTTTGGGATTAGAAACTCATTTATATGAAAAGGCTTTTATTTAAAATGGAGAGTATTTATGGCCGTAACACTGCGTTCTAAATGTTTAACTGCGATACAAAAGTTAGCACGAATATCAGCCGCAGATGAATATGGCATGGTTGAATGTGTTTCTTGTGATAAGAGAATGCACTGGAAGGAGTGTGACGGTGGTCACTACATAGCCAAAGGTAGCTCGTCTTACTGGGCACTTGAGATGGAGTGCGTACACCCCCAGTGCAAAGGATGTAACGGTTTCGGTATGAAGCATGGCAGTGCAGAAGGTCAGTACACGCTATGGATGATTGATATGTACGGTGAAGACTTTGTTAGAGAAATGCATAGAGACAAGCGCAAGATCAAAAAGTTATACACTGCTGACTACAGAGAAATGCTAAAAGAGTTCAATGACTTAATTAAATACCATGAGGAGAGACTACAATGAATAGAACAGAATACAAAACATACGTAATGAACATCTACTCAAAGATACATGAATACGCAGAAAGCGAAGAAATTTTTGAAAAACGTACAGATGATTTTTATGAAGCGATAGGTGCGTCTTTTGCTGGTCACTCACAACTTGCAAGAATCTTATTAGATGAATTATCCATCAGCATTGATACTAATTCGGAAGATAAAACTAAACATTAATAGGTGACTATTATGACTGGATATTTACAGGAGCTAAGAGCAAGAGCAATTAAATTTGGAATGAGTGAAATCCCTGCCAAGATGGATTCTATTGTTGAGTCAGTTATCTACGGCCACGCACTCCCTGCTTATGCTAGAGAAGAATTAGATTTAATCTGGCTAGAGGTAGAGGCAGAAGAAGAGGCTTGGTTAGAACCACCAACAGAAGAAGAATTAAAGTTGCTCCACCCTAACTTTGATGTATAATAGCTGGGTGATGATCTCCTTGGTCAAAACATCTTGATAGGGTTGCGCTAACAACTTCTATCAAACTAAAAGTTTAAATTGTTATTCTGTATTACCTCTGTTGTTTTGCCCTTTCGGGGGCTTTTTTTGTTATAATACAGCTATGAAAGATAAGAGCTTATTAAAACGAATTGGTGTCTCTGGTTACAATAAACCTAAGCGCACACCTAGCCATCCAACAAAATCTCACGTTGTTGTTGCCAAGTCTGGCGATCAAGTTAAAACTATCCGGTATGGTCAACAAGGCGTATCTGGTGCAGGGTCTAATCCTACTACTGAAAAGCAAAAGGCTAGACGCAAATCATTCAAAGCTCGTCACGCTAAAAACATTGCCAAAGGTAAAATGTCTGCGGCATACTGGGCTAACAAATCAAAATGGTAGGAGAATAGAATGCCACAAGGTAAAGGTACATACGGTAGTAAAGCTGGTCGGCCAAAGAAAACCCATGTCATGCCAGATGGTAGCGTTATGAAAGGCGCTAAACATAAAGGCAAGAAAAAATCTATGTTGAAGAAATAGTGAAAGGTTTATACGCTAACATACACGCTAAGAAGAAAAGAATAGCGGCTGGCTCTGGTGAGAAAATGCGTAAGGTTGGGTCTAAAGGCGCACCTACAGCTAAAGCATTTAAGCAATCAAAGAAGACTGCTAAGAGTTTGCTTAGTCAGTAGTAACCAAGTATAATATCCACAGTTGGTGGGGTTTCTTCGAGGTACTTCCACTCAACGAAAAAGTTCTAAGCGTCCTCCTGTTCAAGCAGTTGGACGTTTTTTTTCGTCTATTCGTTTTGCTTATAATTTATCAGTAGCTCCAGACAACAGGCATTCCCTTTCTAATGTCTACATGGATAAAGCTTTTAGCCACACCTATGCCATTAAATCCCATTGACTGCGCGTGTTTAATGATCTGGTAGGCTTCATTTCCGTTATTGATTCGTATGTCACTAGCAATTCCTCTAGCATGGGTTCCTGCTTTTGCCTTTCTTGCCTCAATGCTATGGCTTGGATCCCTGTAACCACTGGTAATTATGAATGGGAAGCCACAGACATGCCTAAGATCATCCAGTTTCTCAAGGAACTCTTCTGACATTTCATTGTTGCCTGTTTCCTGACAATCAAAGTCTGACAGTTTAAAGTATCTCATTTACCTATACCTTTAGATCGTTCAAATGATCGCATACCACCAAGTCCTAATAGACCCATAAGAACAGGCATCATTACAGAGGTGTCTGCTTGAGGAATAACCACACTAAATCCTGCGGCTATGGGAGATACTAAGAAGTTGACTGCGAATCCAAGGACACAAACCCAGCCAGTTGCTGGTCGCCAAGAACTTTGGAACCAGTTTCCTTTAGCTTCTGCGGTGTTGAGTTTAATCTGAGCGACTGCGAGTTCCTGCGCGTGGCGTTCTGACATCGTTGCAAGTTCAAATGCAATCTCCTGCTTGGTGTCGGCATCGGGTATCCATTTATCCAGTAGACCAGTAATAGGGGCAATCAAAGACTCTAACATCAAGCTAACCTTTCAATTAGAAACAATCCAATGATGAGTGGGTACATTCCCCACAACATCATCTCAGACTTTTTAAATCTTTCCGAACCGTCATCAAGGCGTTCTTCAATGTTCTTCATTCTTACAGCGCACTCTCTTTCATGCGCCTCTAGCTTTAACAGAGCCTCTTTAACAGTAGCCATTTTTGTTCATCCTTGAATATTATTGTTTAGCTTTACCGCCTAGAAAAGCAAATTGCTCTAAGATTTTATACGCTTTAGCTACAAACGCATCGTCTTTGGGGGTGTCAGTATAGTTACAGATAACACTAGCTATGGTTACTACAGACGTAGCAAGTACATATAAATCAATTAAGTATTCCATTGTATACTCCAATGTATATTGTAGTGTATATTATTTAAACAGGAGATCGCCAATTGCCACCGATACGCAAGACAATGCTAGAGGTAGCACCAAACTGACCTGCTTTGCATCCTGCACGATAATACATATTGGGTTCTGGCTCAAAGCCTACAAACTCACCATTAGCAGTAAAGGTATCTACGTCTACCCATGAAGATCCATCAGTGCTTCGCTGAACAGTAATGATTGCACTGTTAGCAAACGTACCAGAGACAGAGAAGTTAAAGTTTCCGTCAAAGAATACTGTATCAGTAAAAGTGTTTTCCGCAGTAATAGTCTTAGTAACGTAAGTAGTCATCTTATTCTCCTTGCGCGTCTAAGTGAGTTTGATATGCGGCTTTAGCTTCGTCTGTAAATACAACACCAGCAATTGCTACAACATCAGCATCTTCACTAGAAAGGTCTGCATCAGGTGTAAGAATATGACGATGGAAGTTTCTGCTAATCTCTACATCGTCTTTGCTAATAATATTTGCAGTGCGTACCTGTACTACTGGGTATCCTGCGGCTAAATGTAATACTTCTATCTTGTCGTTTATTGTTGCTTCTGAAAGTGCCATTTTCTTTTCCTATGTTAAACAGTATATATTGCTGTGCCAGTTACTCGACAACTATCTCCAAGAACAGCAACATTTGATAATCCTGTGCCAGCCGCTGTTAATGATCTAAATCTAATTTCTGAATTTATAACATAAGCATTTAGCTCAACTACACTTGACGTTAATCCATCAAAAAAGTTAACGGACACACCTTCAGCAATCGCATCGGCTGTAGCAAAAGGTAATCCTGTAATGGTAGAAGTAGAACCTGTCCCAATTAAAGTAATATTTAAGTCAAAGGTGGCCATAACTTGTCGGCCAATTTTTGTATATCTTCCACTATTAGCGCCATAAGTGGCTGTACCCCCAACTAATGACGTCCATGAACCCTCTTCGTAATCCGAAAAAAGCTCAGAGGTGCCAGTGCCAGAGGTAGCAGAGAAGTCTATGCCTTTGCCAGATGTGCCTATTACTAGGTTGCCAGTGCTGACAGTTACATTCCCTACGGAATTGACGCGGATGCGTTCTGTGCCGCCACTACCGCTAGAAAACGTCATTTCGTCACCAACTGCACCAATAGTTACTGAGTAGTTATTAGTGGTTGCGCTATCTTTAAATCCTATTTTTACATTAGCATCTGTTGATTCAAAAAGACCAATTTGATTGGCTGTCCCACCGTTTACATGGAATTTAACAGAAGGAGTTCCAGAACCAATAGCCATGCTCCCTAAAACTGATGAAGACCCTGTAACATCAAGATCGCCATCAACTTTAAGGTCAGAGTTAATATCAATGTCACCATCAAAGGTTAGTTGCCCTTCAATAGTGACATCGTTGAATGTTGGGTTTCGGCCAAAAACTCCACCATTTTGTTTAATGCTCATAATATTGTCCTGTTGTTTTGTATTTTAGTTAACTCCACTGCTGTCTTTTATACTAACCGCCGCTCAGTAAAATATTTAAAATTCAAAGGTACTTTATAGTTATTTCCTACAGCCCAAGAACCGTTATATTGCGTTAAATTAGAGCTTAACCATGCGGATGTGGGAATTGATCCACTTGTACCAGACGGCATAGCTATCATGCCTTGCGATCCTGCGCTTGAAGTAGTAAGACTTGCAACAAAAGGAAATGAGTAGCTTGGGCCGTAACTTCCACCTACGGTTAGTTTTGATGGTATATTTTGGAGTTTAACTATTGCGCTTGAGCCAGTGATATTAAAATCGGCATATCCAGTAATAGAAACCTCACCATGTTTAATACACATATTAATTTGGAACTTATTAATGGTCATAGTTCCACCCGAAGCGGCAAGTATTCCGTCCGAAGCGCCAAAATTTAAGTTATCAATGTCAACCGTATTTATATAATCAAGAGTAATTCCTGCGCTGTAGAGTTTTAGTTGCTGTCCAGACTCCTCGCTTACATCATTATTAATTAAAACAGAATCAGAGATTGTAAATGCTTGATCAACACTTTCGACAAAGAAAACCGTTCCAGAACCAATGCCTACTATCTTCCCAGAATTGCCAGTAATAGTGACATTGGTTAGTGTAGAAAAAGAAGCGGAGGTAGTTAATGTAACCGCAAGAAAAGCGTTTTTTAAATCGCTAAACGCATTGTCTAGTATTTTATAAAACCCGCCATTTACTGCTGGGTCTGTCATAGAAACAAAGTAAGGAGTTTTTTGTTGGTTATCACTACTAACTAGTGTTTTTCCCGGTCTCAATCCTGCGGTATATTGGTTTGCTTGAACCGTAAAATTAATTGATTTTGAGCATTGTACACAAGCAATAATAATGTCTTGATAAAAATAATTACCAGAAACAACCTCATCTTTTCCTCTAAGAAGAATACCAAATCTTGATCCTGACACTTGATTATTTCGGTAGTTGTTAAATTCAGAACCTTCGTGAGAACCAAATCCACTTGATCCAGTATTAGCTGACAAATTATTTCCAAGATTATCCAAGCCAGAACCGTCAGCGCTGTTAAAAGCAATATCGCAACCACGCGTAGGAATATCTCCTGACAAATCAACTCCTCTGCGGCAACCACTAAACGAACTGCAATGTACCTTTATATCTGTGCATGCATTAATTTGTATGCCATACCCTAATCCAACGTTATTAGACTCGTGAATTACATGATTAACCATTTTTGTTTTATAACAATTAATTAAATTAAACCCTTGTATTTGCGCTTTATTAATAGTGCAATTTTGAATTACTCCTCCGTCATCACCTTTAATTTGGATTCCAACTTTTGCTTCTGACGGGCCAAAATCAATGTTAAGATTGTTAATATGTACTTTAACGCTGTCTATTTTTGTAAGCGTTATAGTTTCGGATGCAATAAGATAGTTATCTGTTAATAATTTTTCAAAATAAATTACGTTTCCAGATACGCGGTTAATTTTATTTATTGATCCTTTTTTTATCGACTCAGTTGGAGTGGGGTCAAGCATCCATGCTAAAGTGCTTTTTATTTTAACCAAGTTTCCAACCGCAAAAGCAGAAGCATCTGCAACCGTTATAAAGTTTGTATTTACGGCTATATTTGCACTAGCAGTTGTCGATGTTCCTACTTGAGTTTTGGCAACAATCAAGCCAGAACAACCGACAGGTTTAATGGTCGCGCCATTTGCCTCAAAATTAAAATCTGATTTAATTTCTATTGAAGATGTTATTTTATAAATGTCATTAGCGTTTGCCACAACAGCAGTAGGGGTATTTTGCAAAAATGTACTTAACGCCAACCATGCCGCAGTATCATCTGTAACTCCATCGCCCACTGCACCAAAGTCTTCAACACTGACAGACTCGCGTAACTTAGTTTGAACAGTAGTAACAACCGCGCCAGTACCAGCAGGAGTATAATTAACAAGAGAAGCGTCAGTTACACTGCCACCTGTTCCTGCAACTACTTCTGGCGCGCCAGTAACCGAATTAAACGATAAATATTTACCTTTACGATCTGCCTTTAAAGGGATAGTCATGTCTACCCCAGTAGTAGGCGGCTCTACATCCTGAAGTCTTAGACTACGGTCATTTAAGTTTTCGTTCTGAATAGCACCAATATAGATTTTATCAAAGTCTTCGTTAACATCATCGGCAAGAAACTTACCACTGTTCTGGTAGTTAGTAGTACGGTCTAACGGCATAGCCAATACAAGGCTCACAATCTGCCCTACAGAGGCTCCAGTGTCTAGGACTACTGTTCCACCAGTTGTATTGTTAACGTTGTTTACAGTGTAACCAGAGGACAATAAGACCCCATTCTGGTATACAGCCATGTCAGTAGCAACCAGAACCCTAAAGGTATAGGCAAAACTTGTCTGACTAGCTGTAGCCGTTATGTCATTTCTTGTAATTAATGCCGATACGGTCATTATCTTGTCCTATGTTAAGTGTGCCAATTATACTATTTTTAGCGTTATAAATCACTCGATGCTTTTTGAACTTCATCTAGTCCATGTCTTATATAAAATAAATTCTGCAAAGGTATAAGTCTTCTAAGTGTTCTTATGTCTGATTCAGTCATTTCACCTTCAGATGTAATTGCATTGGTTGCCGCTACAGTAGTGCTTAACAAGCTACCAAAAGTTGGCCCCAACAAAGACTCAGAAACAGTGCGAGCTACTTGCTTAGAAGCAGGGGCATCAATTCCTAGTAACGGCCTTAACCCTAAAGAGTTTCCTGATATCTTTTCTATTGTGTTAGTAATTTCTCCAATAACACCTATAGCGCCCGATCTATCAATTCCTTCTGTAACCCATACAGCAGGATCATCGCTAACATCTCTTCCTGCAATTTTCTGTTTAAGATAATAAGTAAACATTCCCATACCAACAAGTGAAGCAAGACCGCCCACTGCATTGTGATCCTGATTCTGCAATGCGGCAATAAAGACTCGCTGGGTAGCAGACAATATAAACGATCTAAACTGACCAACAGTTTTACCCATTTCAGTAGACATAAACAATGGCTTTTCTTGTCCGGGAATTAGGATTACGCGATCACTTTCTTTGCGTACAGCCGCGCCCCACATTCTTTCTAGGTCTGGTCTATCCCAATTCTTAGCATTAGTCAGCCACACACCATCTTCATTCTTGCCATGCTTTACTACTTGTTTGTACATGTCCTTTGCTGATTGCTCGTCAATACCTAATCGAGCTAGGCGCTTGTCATAAACTCCTTTTTTTAATCCATCAAAGATAGATGTTTGCATAGTAACAGCGTGAAGTTGCTTCATTCCTGCTGTCCAATGATCTAAGAAGTTTATCTTTCCAAACTTGCTAGAAGCAGATCGCAACCCTCTTTCGATAGCTGTACCGCCTTGAGCGTAATCGCCAACATCAGCAATAATTTCTGACTTGCCTGACATAATGGCATCAGTGCCAACACCATAACGCTTTAACTCAGAAGCCGCTTCTTTAAATTGTTTTGTGTTTTTAATTAACGGCCCAAGACCACTCTTAAATGTTTTAGCAAAACCTTCAGCCATAAATACACGAGAAACATCAGGTAAACTAGAAACAGTTACACCACCAAGCAAGCGCAAATAGTTTAAGTCTCTTGAAGACCTAGCCATACGAGTCCAGATATTATCTTCAGAAAATCCGTAGACACCACGAATACGATCACGCATTCCTGCAATGTCTCTAACGTCACTTTCTCGTTGCTTTTCTAACTTTTCTTGTTGCTTTGGAGTAAGTGATTTGTCATTTTTTTTCTTGGCATACCATGTGTTAATATCTTTAAGTTGATCGGTCATATTAACATCATCAAACTTTCTAACTAACTCAATATCTCCAGCTACATTTTGAAGATACCTAGCGCCTAATGTCTCAATGTCATTCTCTAAAAACTCTTCAACTATTTCATCGTCAATTTGAAATACACGATTTCTTAATGGGCCACGTAATGTAGTGCCTTTAATGCCTTTGTTATTTACACCGCCTGTAGGTGAACCGCTACCTAACTTCCAATCATAAGGAAGTCTACCATCTGGACTGCCTTGTATTCTTTGTGCTATTTCTTCAGAAAGAGACTCATAATCTTGACGCTCAAAATCCATGCCTTTCTTAAACTCAGCTTTATCTATGATAGCTTGAAGATTATCTTTTTCTTTTCCTGTTGCTGTAGCAATTTTCTCAGAAGCCGCCTTAGCATCTTCAAATAATTTTACGTCTTTTTCTGCAAGCCAGTTAGAAACTTTATTAACAAACTGAGGAAAGTTAGCTGAAATTTTATTTTTGTTCCACACACGATTTAGATAGTTATTAGCTGTTTTAACATCTACATCTTCAGGAAGTAATTTTAAGGCTACCATTTCATCTTTAAGAGGAGTGTATAATTCTTTATTCCAGTAATCAGCGGAAGCCTTGACTTGAGGTATGTCGCTATCGCCTTTTCTAATTGCAGTAGATACAGCTTCATTAAACTGCTTTCGATTCATCTTTCCACCAGCACTTTTATACTCTGCAAAAAGATTAGCATTGTTTTGCAATGATGTGCCTAATTTTCCTGAATGAGCTTTAGCTAAAGACTCAGCCGCTTGAAGAACATTGCCATCCATTTTTATGGGGTTCTCAGCCATCATAGTAGCAATTAATCTAGTTGTTGGATTCTCACTTGTGATTGTGCGAGACAACGGATCAAAGCCTAATAACTTTACTAGTTTTTTAGCTATCTTTCCCGAAACTTGAGTGTCACCAAGAACTTGCTGTGCGCCAACACTGCCCGAACCTACAGGCTTAGTAACAGCGTCAATAGTAGGATTAATACCTTCTGCAATCTTAGGCTCAACATTCATAACATTTTCGTATGCGTCGATCATTTTAGCATCAACACCATACGTTGCTAACTTAGCCGCTGTGCCTCCTAAAACGCCACCTAAGAGCATTCCAGCGGAAATGTTAGTAGCAGACTCTCCGTAAGTTCTAGTAAGCTGTTGCGTGTGTAAAGCCGCTTCTTGGATAGCTGTGTCAACACCAACAACCGAACCCATTACAGCCGCGCCCTTTAGAATGCCTTTTCCTGCTCTATAAGTATTTAGTGCAACACCGCCTATAGACAATAAAGAAATAGGGTCAGCCATCATTACAGGCAAGCCAACAATAAAAGAAGTAGCTCCACCTTGAGCCATTGTTTCTCTGTCGGTTTTTTCTCTAGTCATTTGGCGACGTACAGCTTCTAACTCTTCATCATTATCCGCATACAGCGCATTGCTAACAAAAGCCTGATCTAGTCTTTCATCTTCGGTAAATAATCCATAAGGGTCGTAATCTGGGTTATCTTTTGTAGAATCAGGTAAGCCAGATTCTTCAGAAACAAATGATCCAATAATATTTTCTTGTCGATAAAACGCCTTGGCAATTTCACCAACTGAAGGACGCTCATCTTCTTCTAAAGCAAGAGGAACTAATTTTGGAGCTATTAACTCTTGATCTGGCGATGCAACAAAACCCATTTTATTTCCTATTTAGATATGGCTCTTAAATCTGGAGTAGATGCATAAATTTGTCCACTTTGCGCGGCTCTCATTTCTCGTTCTGCCGTATCTTTAATTATAGCCATTTCTTCTTCTTCAGCAGTTAAAATGTCAGGCATATATCTGTTTAACATTACTTCGTTACCATTTTCATCTTGCCCAGCAAACACAGCAGTATTTAAAGTGCCATTATTCTCCCGATACATTACAGTATAAGAAGGATTCCCTGTAGATGCTTGCCTTGCAGTAATTGAATCAGAGACTAAAACAATATCTTTTTTATCTAACTCAAGGCCAAAAATTCCAGAAGGGCCAGTTAGCTCATTATAAATATCTTCTCTAATATAATTTACGCTGTCAGTAACTCCAAGCCCATAATAATCTTCAGGGCGAAACTTCATAAATCCAAACTCGCTTTCTTTGTAATTAGTCTGAATGTTTTTTATAGCCTGTTCTTTAGCATTATCTACAGACATACCGGAAATGTAATAGCTTTCAACTAAAGTTCCGTAGTCTTTAATTAAGTCATATTGCGCGATATCATTTACATTAAATTTCTCAAAATATCCTGAGCCATATTCTTCAAGCATTTCGTTTCTATAAGACCCACTAAAAGTTTTCTTACCTTCTGTAGACTTAATTTCGGCTGTTCTAGCTTCAATTCTTGCCTTATTAGTTGGGTCAGTGTTCTTAATTGCTTGCTGTGTGGCAAGGTCTGCACCCATAAACTGACTTAAAGAATTAACTTCTGTAGCAAAAGCGCGTTGTTGTTCAGTAAGAACTGTTTGTCCAATTCCCGGAATTTCGGTTAATCTTCCAATAGTTTCTGAAGCCGCTTGTATTCTGTTTACATCTTGCGACATTAAATCATTAGTTAGCTCTTGCTTTAACATTGCAGGAATAAGGCCAGTCTTTGCTACAAAATCTGTTTGCTTTGCACCTCTAGCATCAGGGTTATCAGATGGTAATTCTTGGAACGTAACTTCCGCATAATAATCATTTGCATCTTTTTGCGTAATTGGAATTTGATCGCCAACAGGTGTAACGCTGTCCATTACATTTCCAACGCGAATCATTCCTTGATCTTTTTTAACTTCCGCTAATTCTGCTTTATATGCTTGTCTAACACCATTTAATCTTTGGCTAATTAAACCTAGCATTTGATCTTTTTCTGTAGGGCTTATACCTTCAATTTCAGACGTTCTAAAATCTTCGAGGAATTTTGCGCCACTAATAAGCTTTTCTTCATTAGACAAATCTTCATTAAAGACAGCCCTATCAACATTGCCAATTTCAGTTTGAAGCATAATTGAACTTTCAACTTTGCGCTTTTCAGCCTCAAGGTTAGAAGCGTATTTAGGAGAAGCTTCAGCCAAAGCATCCATCTCTGCAAATAATATTTCTTTTTCTACACTAACAAGTTCTGCGTCACCGTTTCGAGCTAAGTTTTCAATATCAATAACACCGACATCAACGCCATTAGACAATGTATCAATGCTTTGATTTTGAGTAGATACTTCAAACGCTTTGCTTATGTTTGCAGTAGTGGTTGCAATTCTTGGAGCTATTGCGGATATAAGGTCTTGCCTTAATTCTATAGGAGCAGAGTTAATTGTTGCATCAAAATATGCTTTAGAAGCATTTTCGTAGCCAACAGGATCATCTGCAAATTCTGTTGCAAGCTCTATTAAACGTACTTTTGAATCAGTGTTGCGCTGAGAAAGCTGTGCATTAATTACGGTATTCTGATAAACGTCAGCGCCATAACCTCGACGCTCTTCTATCTCTCCGTAAGATACTTTACCTTCTTCATCAACTATACGAGCCTCTTCAACAGCCAGCAATGCTTCTTCAGGAGCCTCACGCTCTGCCTTAGCAATACCAAACTGTTCAGCAACACCGCCTACTTGCTCTGCTAATCCTGCTAGAGCTTGCATACGTTTTGCACCAGACTGATCTACACCAGTAGGTTGGAACTTACCGTAAAAGCCAATGCGCTCTTGTCTAGGTTGTTTAGCCATTATGCTGTCCAGTTAGTTGATTCGCCTTGCTTATAAACACTTGCGCCACCTTTAAGCAAAGTAGATGTAGCACCAATATTAGCTATTGATCGAGCATTAGCGCCTTGTCTTCGTAACTGTGCGCGTTTTAGCTTTTCAGATAGATTAATCATGCCTTCACTAGAGCCTATTTGCTTTGCGCTTTCAAGAGCAATACTTGCAGGAGTACCTTCACCAGTTTGACCAGACATAGACGCACTAACTTCATTAGCGGCAAGAACCTTATTAAGCTCTTGTTTACGCTGTAGCTCCCGACCTTCAGCCGCAATCTTTTCTTCTTCAGCTTGGCGTTCAAGTTCATCTTGTTGCATTTTACCAGATTCAACTTGACCATAAACACTTACCGCTGTGCTTGTGGCAATTGCGGCTACAATCCAAAATGACATTTAAATATCCTCTGGCTCTAATAAAGCCTTTTCTATTTCTTCAATATCAGTTAAATGTGTAGGGTGGTATGTAACCCATACACAATCTGTTTCAGCGTATATAACACGCTTAGTTTGTGGAATAGTTTCTCCCATAAACGGTGCTTCAATATCTAAATTACCAAACTGGCTTGATACCTTACATCTACCCTTTACTACTGTGTACAAGTGCGTAGTCTTATGCGTAGCACCCACCAGAACAACGCCTGCTGGAATAAACAACTCTCTTGCATATAACCCATCACTAAAGTGATGCTTTGTTTCTAGCTCTAGTGTATCGCCTTTTAGCATTAAAGTCTGTAGCTTTACTATGTCGTCTTGTGTTGTTACTTGATTCAAGAAGACTCTACCTCGTATTCAATAGCCTGTATGTGGAATGGCGTAGGTTCAGGTACAGTAATTATAGGCTGTACTTCTATGTTCCAGCCATTGCCACTGTTCTCACCTTGTATAACACCTGTCTGTTCAGGCAAGTTTTCGTTTAATGGAGAATCAGCCGCGCTACCAAACTGTCTAATAGCAACAGGATTGTCATCAATGTACACCCCAGAACTCTTGTAAACTCTTAGGTTAATACGAGTAATCTTCTTTTGTCGCATCTGGTTCTGACCAGCAGGAGCCGCAGTATTTAAAGGCATACTCTTAATCTTAGGTATAAAGTTATACCCTACCTCTACGTCTATAACGCCAGTAGCAGGGTCTTGCTCAAGGATAAATGATTTTTCACCATTAGTTAAAACAATGTATCCTGAACCAGAACCTGTTTGTACTACACGTTTTGGTAATGGCGTTCCTCTTGCCACTACACTAACTGTTTCTCCGTCTAAATGGTTTGTAGCTAAAAATAAATTATTACCTATCATGCTTGTTGAGCTTTCCAGCTTAACAGAAGAATCCATCAAGTAATCAAAATCCCACTTTTCTACTGTGTAGGTAGTAGTAGTATCAGTAGTTCTTTTGTTGACTAAAAACAAATCATTATTAACAACAGACACCGATACAGTTTTAAGAGGGTATACAGTGTTAGTGTCCCCATTAATCCATTTAGTAAAGCCATTAATGTCTTGTGATCTAAGCGTATTAAGAATTGCTGAAGTACCATCTTGATTAACAATAAATACCCAGTTAGCATCTTCTGATAATGACCCTGCTAAAATACCTAAGTCTGCTGGGTTATCTATAAGTTGTGAAGACAATACAGATATGTCCGTACTGTTATAAGCATCTTCATTAAAGTTGTACAAGTATGATCGTAATGTCCTACCATTTTGGTCAACGAATAATGTAGCGCCATCTACTGATTTAACTTCTAAAGTAGCCGCGCCATGCTGTGTCTGCGCTTGAATAGAAATGTCAGCAGGAGTAGAGCCAATGACTACAAACTCTGCACCAGCAGTAAATACTTGCAAGCCACGATCAGGATTAATATCAATAATTTCTGTAAGCTGTCTTGACGATATTGTTGTAAATATACCCTCGTCAGCATCGCCCTCTTCAGTATAGAAATCAAAAAACGAACTAGACCTAGAAGCAAACAAACTTTGCAGTTTAGATTTTGTACCACCAAACCATAACCGCCCTTCATGGAACGCGGCAGTCTTAGGAAATCCTCTAGTCGTAGACCATACATCTTCTTTACGAGGTGATCCTTGTTGATTTAAAACAAAAGCTACTGTATTTGCAGTGCCACCACTATCTGAGGTTGCAAACCCTGACCACAACTCAAAAGATTTTGTAGATTCGCCAGAAACAGTAATTGTAAATACAGAGTTTCCACCTGTAACAGCAACGCCTGTATCACCAAAAATAGGCATTTCTTGCAAGTTACGTTGTATGTTAGCCGCAGACGATGAAGCTCCACCAGTTAAAGTAATGTTTTTACTTAACACACCCTCTACATCTATTTGAAATCTATCGCCTACAGAAAAATGACCTAATGTAAGTGTTGTTATATAGTCTGTAGGTGTAGGGCTTTGTGAATCATCATAGTCATATTGAGGAACATTAAGAAACGGAATGTCATCAATAACAAACACATTACCACTTGTGTTTATAATTCTTTTAGACGCATGATCTTCATGGAACATTAACATGACGTTTTCAGTCTGCACATCGCGTACTGTAGCTACCTCAGAAGACCTAAAAGGCAACGGTAAATAAGCTACAGGCGTAAAGTTAGACGTTTGGTCTGTTACTCTGTAGATAGACATATTTCCGTAAGAAGGTGTAGTCTCAGCACCTCCAGTTACAACGCATAGATAGTGCCTGTTTGTCTCAATACTAAAATCAAAGGTCTTAACATCTGAGGCAGTAGCTGTTGGGTACAAGATATTAAATTCACTTAATTGTATTTTAAGTGTGCCTAAGTCGCCAGTGTCTCCGGTGCGAACAATCCTAAAATATTTGTAATCAAATGTATCAGTTACCCTAATGCGAATTGATTGCTCTATTTCAGTAACAGTCATAGTCTGACGAGTAGACCAAGATACGTTATCTAAAGATGCCTGTATTTTAAATGCGCCAGAACCAGTGCCACTTAACTTAATGTTTTTTACATCAATAAATTTACCAAGATTGCTTTCGCCAGAAATATTATATAACGCAACTACATAATCTGCATTAGCTCCAGTACCCAACACGCCAATGTTAGTTGTTGTTAGTCCTACAGTAGCAGGGTTAAAGTCATTAATATTAGCTATTGCAGTTTCTTCTGCCGAAGTTGGGGTAACTCTGGGCATAGTGGCGGTTATTTCAGAACTAACAAAAGGCTTAATAATATTTTCTGCTGTGTCTACATGCTGAGTGCCTGCTCTACGCTTTAAACCGCCTTGTGGTACGATTAAAACGTTCTCGGCTGTCTCCATACCCTGATAGTATTGATCTAGGTCTACACGACCTTTAAGCAGGGGCGATAGCTCTCCACTTACAAACGAGCTTTGCATGAACTTAGACTTTGGCATAACTAGCGCCTTACGTTAATAAAGGGACGATCAGTTATAGGCACTACAGGATATTGTTGAGAATCTGTAAATCTTGCCATGCGAGAGGCATTAAGATACTGTCTAGCGTTAGCATCCATAGAAGCCGCGCTGTCACGAATAGAAGGTGCAAAGTCCATAGCAAGTGCGTACTCAATCATCTTAGAAAAGTAAACAGGCCATGTAGATTCTGGAGCGTTATAGATGTAATCAACGTATATTGCATCACTTGCATTGCAATACAGCTTGTCACCGTATAGTCCGTAGGGGACTTGAGGATTAACTTTAATGAGGAATAATAGATCAGCAGGAAGTTGGTAAATGGATTGCCATTCAGTGCCTACTGGTGTTTCAACTGTTAGGTCTAACTGTGCTTTTTTCCTAGCAAATCCCCAGCGAAACTTGGTTATCTCATTCTGTACAATGTTGTCATACAGATTGTTAGCTACAGTTTGTGCGCGAGAATTGCCCTCTAAAGAAGTGATAGGCAAATCGCCAATTAAAATTAATGCATTAGAGATTAATTGGATTTTACTAGCCATAACGCTACCTTAGAATTAAGAAAGAAAGGGGG